ATTTATATTTTATAATTTTTAAGGCATCACGCCAAAATTTTCATCAGGAGCTACCTGGAAATTTAGTGTCTGGATCACCAGAAGTCGATTGCAAAGGGAGAGTATTGCTCGATCTGGATGTCAGCAGAACCGTTGACAACGTCATTGATCAGCACTAACAAGTCGGAATAATGTTCCCCATAACGAGCGAGAACAAACAAGTCCATATCCCAATAGTCGATGGTAGGAGCTGAAGCGATCTGCCTGCAGACCCCTTTGACTCCATTTTCCAACAACGCCTGCCGAGTTGCGTAAGTAAACGTTTCGGTAGGCAACTTGAGATAGTCGACGTCCAAGGAAGTGAGGCGCTCAAACAGTATATTGGCTACTTCGTCCAAAAAACGATATTCCCACGCGAGAGATAGCAGCTTACCTGCTAAATACTCGTCGTCGGAAATGGCATCGTTTCTTGTTGACCGGGTATTCAACTTAGCAAATACTCGGCCAAACTTAGGAACCATATATGACTGCTCGGTAGCAGGGACAAAGAGTTTGGACAGAAACTCAGCTTCCATCAAGTACTTGTGAGTCTTGACTTTAGCTGCCATCCTTGCTCTTTTTGCCTGCCTCTCATACAACCTACGGGCGTATCTGAGACCGGATTTCTCCGTGGAACAAGTAGACTTGTGTATAGTGGCGATCATGTCATCACCAAGGAAGTAGGCCACCCCTTGTGCCTGTACCTGTCTAGCCCAGGAATGGAATATAACCATATTCCAAATTGAGTTACGCAGGGTTGTAGAAGTGGAACCACTCGGGAGTTGGTAACGCACCTTGCTTTTGAAAGCATGAGCACGAGACACTACCGTATACTGGTTAGACTTCTCCATGATCCTGTTTAACCACCTAGGCGACCCTAATCGGTGGAGCCAATACGACTCGACACGAATGACATCTTTGCACTGGCGCATATCATTTTCAGAAAAATCACACTCAACAACGAATTGCGGTTTTTCGGCGCTCAATTGTTGTGCGATGGGTATGGTGCTCTTTTTATAAGCAAGACCCATTTTAACTGGGCCTTGCTGGTCCTTAGACTTAAGACAGAGATCCAAGCGCTTTAAACACTCGGTGAGTATAGGACCACTGATTGCGTTATGCAAATCAGTGGAATCGTTGACTATACGTCCAGCCCAATCAGCGTACCGGCCACGGCCGGATTTATGACGCTTCAAGAGCGCTTCTACCTTTGTGAATATCTGCTTACGAGAGTACTCACTTTGGGAGAAGTTGGAGAATAGTTCAACTGCCTCAACCATGCGTTTTTGTTTAGCGGGAGGATTCTGAGAGTTCCATTCAT